CTTCTCAGTGGTTCTATGGAGCGTCATTGGCGCCGCTCATTGGCCTGGTTGGCTCGCTACCATTCCGCTTGCGGTATTGTTGCTTGTCGCTTTGTGCCTGGTGCCATGGCCCACACTTGGAAGTATCTTCAATACGCTCGTGCGCAAGCCATTTTTCCAGTTACACCGGTATTCATTGCCAAAACGAACGTTCGAGGCACCATATGCCGTCGCGTTCTCCATTTCCGATCCCACGCCATCCGTTCCTGCAGATCGCACCGTACCTCAGGGCATCGTTATTAACGTGCCCGATGATACTGATGCGGAAACCATACAGTACGGCGACGCGTTCTCCGTTCAGGTGGAGCCACATCCGCCTGGCATGGTTCCGGTACATCTACCGGAACCACGCTCAGTTGCTAATCTTGCGGCTGGTTTGGAGTCCCGTTTGCTGTCTGCGGATACCACAGACGAACTCGTGGCGCGTGTTTGGGATGAGGCGATCGATTACTGGATTGTTAACAATCATTGGCTGGAATTATACGCTGTTCACGAGTGGAAACACATTGAAGCAATGTCCAAAGATGCATGGCTAAAGACTTATCCAGAGGCTCGCCAAGCCAAGATCAAGGCTGACTACGACAAGTGGGTCGAACATGGTAGTAATATCATCGACCTAGGCAAGCACTGGAATGTCTTTGTCAAGGATGAAGTTGGAAAGGGGAAACCTAGGGTTATCGTAAACCCACGCGAGGCTGTGCATTACAATATCGGACCATGGACACGGCGCTTCGGCAACATACTCGCCACGGAGTTATGGGGCAAGGAGCACCGCATCTGGTACACACAAGGAGCCACTGTTGAGACGCTTGGGCAGTGGTACACACGTGAATACAAGCGGCTTTCACGAGACGGTCGCAGAGCGATCTCCATATGCTCAGACGCTGCCAAGTACGAGGCGCGCACATCCATAGGTGCGCTGAAGTTTTCTCGTGACGCGTATGAGAAACATGGCTGCGGCCAACTCGTGAAAGATATCTACCGTCATTGTTCGTCGTGGCGCGCAACCGCTCGCGACTACAAACACGGTAGTTTTACTTACGTAGCTAAGCATGCCACTTCCATTTCCGGTATGGACGACACTTCAAGTGGCAATTCCACGCGCACAGCAGTTCCAATTGCTGACTACTTCCAGCGTGTCAAAGGAGGTGGTGATGATTGGGCTATGCTGGTAAATGGTGATGACATTTTCCTTGTCATTTCTGCCGATCTTTGGGCTCGGTGTTCACAAGCCGAGCTTGATGCACACGTTCAGAGATTTGGACTTGTTTTCACCATGCGCGGGTTTTGCCCCATGGACTACGACCATCCTGTACCACTTGACTTTTGCTCAGGTTACTTCTTCTTCTTTGCTGACGGCGAATGTCGCTGGGGCACCAAACCTTTCCGCGCTCTTGCGAAGTCATTCACAGCGCGCACTGCCAAGACCGAGGAGGAGGCTCTTGCCATCATCAAAGCCACCGGTCTCTCATTGGCAGGAAAGGTTGAACACATCCCGGTGCTTCGCACTGCTGCCGAGATGGCTCGGCGTTGCACCCAGCAGAGGGTCAAACCTAAGCATGAGTATCATACGGTCCGGTCTGTCGAAAGGTCCAGAGTCCGTGCCCCCGACTTTGATTATGTAGCCAGGTTGTATAAAACGGAC